AACAAAAATGTTGGTGTTGCTATACCATTCGATGCTGATTTTATGGACCTTGTTGTTCAAGCTTTTACTGAAGACTCCATTCCAACTAGTGTTGAATTAGAAAGTATGGAATTTCCTCATGAGGTTTCTGTTATTGTTCCAAGAGAGAAAATGCATATACCACCAACAAGATCTAAAATACGTAAAACCCGTTTTTTTGAATGTTTTGGCCCAGCTTTAAAACGACCAGCTAAGTTATATTCAGCTCCTGATGAGCCTAATGTTATGTATATGGCGATATCAAAAATGCATCAACGCCAAACACCAGCTTTTCCTTTTAATAGGGTTCAAGTTATGGATTATTTAAAACATTTATACCCTCGACCTTCTAGAAATTCTGGTTATACTAACGAAGTTGTTTCTTATGATGAAGCTCTTCGTGGTAATCCCATTAAAGGTTCTTTAGGAATTTGTTATAATACTTCTGCAGGATATTTATATGCGAATTCTAAAAAAGGAAAGACTGCTTATTTAGTTCAACGTGATGATTTATCCTATGATTATGATCCCAAATTCTTAAGTCAGCTCAAAACTTATGAAGATGAGTTGCTTAATGGTAGAAATATTGAAGTTATTTGGGCTGATTTTTTAAAGGATGAATGTCGTCCTCATGATAGGGTTGACGCTTTTAAAACACGTCTTGTTTCATCTTGCCAATTACATTATTTATTTTTATCACGTAGGTACACATTAGATTTGACTACATATGTACAATCTAAATGTGTTGAATGTCCCATAGCATTGGGCTTCAATCCACATTCTATACAGCAAACTCAGCTCTATTATAGGCTTTCACAAACCTGTGGTAGTGTTGTTGCTGGTGATTTCCACAATTTTGATGGAAGGTTACCTAAGTATATAGGCGAATTTGTTGTTGAATTTATTAATTGGTGGTATGATGATGGTGAAGTGAATGCTCAAGTTAGGCGATTGTTGTTTGAGCACATATATAATGCTACTCATATTGTTTATGATAAAGTTTATAAAGTTGTTGATGGTAATCCTTCTGGGAATCCAATGACTACCTTATATAACTCTTTGTGCAATATTGTTATGTGTGCCATTATATTAACTGAGGATTTACATCTCAATTGGGATGAATTTAATCTTACAGTTTATGGAGATGATAATGTTATCACAACTAAAGAGGAAGGTTTGCG